CTACTCGTCATCCCCGTCAGCCGCCCGCCAGCGCCGAACGTGAGAGTCCAGCGAAGCCCACAGCCAGCGCGCCTCATCTTCCTGCATGCGGAGCACTACCGGGCCACGAACCCTGTCCACAACGGCCACGTCAACACTCCTGTCTGCGTACTCAGTGACGTCGCCAACCTGCAAGATGTCCAGCTTGATTTGCGGCATGTGATCTCTCCCTACGGCTTCAAGGTAACGCGCGGGCCGACTCTATCAGTGTGCCCCGCCGGTCGGTCAACAGCGGACTTAGGGGTGACCACCTGACACATTCCCGGGCAGTCATCCAGCGTGGGCGCCTCAGCCGGACTAGCGCTGATCACAGCGGCGCTCAGGCAGGCCGTTGCCCCGGTCATGACGGTCACTGCTACGGCGCGAACGTTCATTTCCTCAGCCACCTCTTGACGTGTTCGATGCTGGCAGCCCATGAGCGCTTCCGCACTTCCGGCTCAAGCCCCTCAAGACTGCACTGAATCTTGGATCGCATGTAGCACGCGCTGTAGTGCGGGAACTTGACCACCTTGCGCACATTGCCAGTGGTGATCACTTCGACGTTCACCCAGACGAAGCCCTCTTCCCCGTCCACAAGCTCTACGTCAACCACTCTCTTGATGGTTTCTGCGTGAACCACACCCACCCCTCCCCTTCGAAATTTCGTAGGTGGTGCACGGGCCACTATGCAGCACGCACACCCACCAGCGCTACCCACATACGGATTTCCGGAGGTGCCAAACACAAGAAAGCCCGGCGGGCGCATGGCCTACCGGGCAAACTTGCTGGTCACGAGCCTAGGTCACGACTCTGCAACAGGACCCTCAGCGGTCTCCGAGTCTCACCCGGAAGGCGTTAGACACGTGCGGGTGGATCACCAGCGTACGGCCGCCATGGACCCACAAGTCACGACCGTCAACCCTTACCGTGATGTGGCTGTCCCAGCGCTTGTCATCCAACCCGAAGTGGATAGATGCGCCCTTGACGATGGGCTGGTCATCACTGGAGTAGTTCTGAACGTGAATATTGGTCTCCCCCACGTCCGCCCGAAGCTCAGCATTCCGGGCGCGCTCCGCTTCCAGCGACCGGCGAAGGCGCCCTAGCTCTTCCTGAGCCCACTTCGGCAGGCGAGATTCACGAGCATCAGCCATTGGCCTTCTCTTCCTCGTACCGGTCGCACACGGTCACAACTACCGGCTGCATGGTGGCGGTCTTGCCGTTGAAGACGGACACCCACTGAGTCTCAATGTGGGAATCGATACAGGCCGGTCCCGTGTCACAGCCGGTCAGGGTCAGCGCGCCCATGGCTGCCATACCGGCCAGCATCATTGCCCGCGCGTAGTGCGCTTGCTGGAAGTAGTTGGTAACGGTCCGTCGGTCACTCACTGGTCTCTCTCCTACTCAGGTACGAGAAGGGGTCACTTCCGGATTTCCGGAAGTGACCCCAACCGTTATCAGGCGAAGTCTGCGCCGTACTCCAAGAACCGGGCCACGTTCAGCACGTCATCGGGGGAAGCGTCTGTGATGAGGTCTGCATCCCGGACCAGCCGCACGGCAACCCGGTAGATGTCAGCCCGGTCAGCCACGATGCCCGTAGGTGTCTCGTCAGCAAGCGACGGATCAAGCTGTGCCATCAGCCACCGATCCTGTCAGCAAAGAACTCCTCACGAAGGGCATCGTTGATGCGAAGGATGCTGATGAGTTCCTGCGCCTCTTCGATCGGCAGAACCACCGTGCTGATGGTCTCCCCTTCGGGGTTCCTGGTCTCAAACTCCGTGCTGCCGCCCTCAACGGGAGTGGTGTGCACACGGTGACCGCTGGTGAGCTTGAAGATAGGCACTGGAATTCTCCTCTGTTTCGGTCTCTCGAAGGGGTGCTAGGGAGTCGAATGCCAGCCAGCCGCCCACTGGGCAAGGGTCTGGTCCGACTTGCTGAGGTTGCAGGGAGCGCACGCCGGGATGACGTTGGACAGCACGTCGCGGCCACCCCGGGCAATGGGCTTGATGTGGTCTAGGTGCTTCGCTGGTGCGTCGCAGTAGGCGCAGAGTCCGCCCCACCGTGCGAAGACCTCAGCGCGCTTGTATGGCGCCGCCCTGGTCCGGCGTGCTTGCCAGTACAGAGCGGCATATTGCGGGTGCGGGATCACTTACTTGCGTCCGCCACGGCCAAGGTTGATGGCGGCAGCCTCAGTCAGTTCCTTCGCCTCAGCCTCAGACTTCGCCACGGCCTTGATGTACCGCTTAGCGAAGGACTTGTGCCCCTTAACCCGGGCATCACGGGCCGGGATGATGTCAAGACCCAACTTGGCAGCCAGCCCCGGCAGGTCGCCAGAGTCGCCAGTGCCGAAGGTCTCCACTCCCCCAATTCCGTAGGAATACCGGAGCGCGTCAGCCTGGTTGGCGCTCATGGCGTCAAGGATGGCGTTGACAATGGCGTGCTTCTGCCGCCGCTCTTCGCTGGTGATGTCTTCCGGCGTGATCAGATCTTCCGGAACCCCAAAAGTGGTAGCCGTCTGCTCAACCAGGGGGGCCACCTGGGGGCCATCCCAGGGACCGTCAGCCGCACTTGCGGGGTAATCGAGAGAAAGGGCGCCCTGCCACGACATGCGGGCAGCCTGTGCACGGTCCGCACTGAGGCGGCGCCCCTTCGGGGGAACGGTCTGAGCGAACTTCTCGGCAAGGTAGACATCCCCGTCCGCCTTCTCAAGCATGGACGCGAACACCTTCAAGGCATCTTCGTCAGCGCCCTGGTTGCGTGCTTCCCGAACCTTGTCCTTGAGCACGTTCTCAATGGTCGACCACATGAACGCGAAGAAGGCATCCACGGTGCTGCCATCGAACCGGGGCAGCGCCTCGAACATGGCCAGCGCCGCATCCTGCCGGAAGTCCTCCCGGAAGTCCTCAAACCGGTGGCCGTTCTGGCTCATGCGCCGGGCGGCAGCGTCAGCAAGCTTCTCCATCCGGCCGGTCATCGCGTCCAGTACGGCACTGGTGCCCTCAAGCCCGTTCGTCTGAGCGTCAGCGATCAGGGCAAGGGTCAGGGTCTCAGTCATGGCGTTTCTTCCTTCCGTTGCTCACTCGGGGTTTGGTGAGTGAGTCGAATGCGCGGAAGGGGCCAAGACCGGGAACCGGATCTCACGTGACGTGGGTCACACCCTGTTTTTGGCAAGGGGGTGCTAAGGCAGGTCGCATGGGAGACAGAGCGGACTAGACCCCTTGAGCGGGGTTCCGCTTGTCCGAAGATCCGGCCGGGTCCTTCGGCTTTGCTTAGATGGAGTACATACGGTTTTTCGTAGGTGGTCAACGCCGTTGCGCGTTGAACTACCTGCTAGACGGCAGACCCGGAGAGAACGTTGTGCGTTGATTCGAAGGCGTAACCAGGCTCATCCCTTAGAAGGACAGGAGCGGCATATGCAGTGAACGCTGTACGCCTTCGTTACGAAGGGAACAGACCTTCGATGGCGCGTCAGAGAGATGGACGAAAAATCATGGACGGCAGCCTTCCGTTAGGCACCTCCGGAAATCCGTAAGTGACCGCCCGTGAATCATCAGGTCACAGGCGGTCACCAAGGGATGTGACGCGGGTTACACGTCAGCGCCGTAGAGAGATCCCCATGAGCGCTTACCGATCTCAGCCTCAGCCGTGATCGGAACCCCGAACAGGTCGAAGGTCATGCACTCCTGAATGGTGCGCGCAATGTCCGTTGCTTCCGCCTTCGGGGCACTTGCCAACACTTCGTCATGAATCGGCAGGCGAAGATACGGCAGCATGCCCTGCGCTTCGAGCGTGATGAGGCTCTGCCCCAGACAGTCACGGGCGACGCTCTGACAGGCGTAGTTCACAACGGCGTACATGCGCTCACGGTCAAGCGGCAGGCGCCTGCCGGTCACGCTCAGGTGCACCATGCCGGTCTCGTACGCTTCGCGCTGCCAGCGATTCGACATGCGCTTGATCTCAGGGAACACGCGGTCGTACTCAGCGAAGGTCCGGCGCATGTCTTCCGGGTCGGCACCGGTCTGCCGGGCAACGCCCTTGTAGCCGCCCCCGTAGACCTTGCCGAAGCCAGCACCCTTGAACATCTTCCGGTCAGCCTTCGTGGCGTTCGGCCCCTTCACCAGCCGCGCCGTGTACATGTGGATGTCAAACCCGTTCGGGTATTCATCCTTCGGGTACGAATCGGCATTCTGGAAACCGTGCTTCATCCGCTTCACATCGGCCAGCGCGGCAAGCACACGCATCTCTACCGCTGAGAAGTCAGTGGAGATCATGACGTGTCCCTCTTCTGCCATCAGGCAGCGCCGGATCATAGAGTCACCCGACGGAAGGGTTTGCAGCGCCGGACGCGTGACACTCATCCTGGCCGTGCGCGCCATCATGGAATTGATGAACGCATGCACGCGCCCATCAGAGTCCATCGCTTCAAGGAAGGTGCCGGTATAGGCAGAGCGCCACTTGCCAGCGCGCTTGCTCCTGATGATGGCTTCGGCCAGGGGGTTGGGCGTACGCACGTTCATGCGGTTGCCCGACTGGAAGTCAAGGTCCGCGAAGCGATGCAACACGGCCTTGTCTACCTTGAGCGCGCCGGTAGCCGTCCGCTCGTCAGGTTCCCACTCCTCCCCCATGCCCATGAGGGCTTCCCGGAGCTGTGCAGGCGCGTTCACATTGGCCACCCCATAGCGGAGCGCCTTAGCCTCGAACACCGCTGCCTCTTCGGCTAGTTGGGCATCAAGGGCGTTCGTGTACGGCACGTCAAGGACCATGCCCGTGCGCTGCATTACCGCACAGATTCGGGCTATCTCGTGTTCGTACTCGATCAGCCGGGCACGCACCCCCAGATTGGCAAGCTCCGCGTCAAGGCAGGTGTCAAGCCGGGCAGCGAAGATGGGATCAAGTCCCGCGTACAGCAAGTAGGTTGGGTGCCACAGATCGATACCGGCCCACCCGGTTGCCTTCGTGAGCTTGAGGGACCGGAAGACCGCCGTAAGGTCCCCCTGAGTGTCTGCCGCGTTGGGGTCAACGTAGTAGGTCATGAGGGGCTTGAGTGCCGTACCCCGTCCGCCTTCCTGTGGCTGCCGGGGGTCGACAAGACCGGCTTTCAGGCGCGTGTCAATGGTCTTCGGTGCCAGCGCTTCAATGGACGCGTCATAGCCGTCCCCGCTGGCGTGCCGGTCAAGGACTGCCCAGTCAAAGGGCGCGTTGTGAATCTGAAACTTGGTGATGTAGTCCAGCGCACGCCGTGCGTAGTGCTGGAAGTAGCCGCCCAGTTCCCACAGGATCACCCAACCCGTGTTCCGGTCACCAAACTGAATCGTGCGAAGCCGGTAGCCGGGCGAGTAGATGTCAAGGCCCGTGGTCTCAGTGTCAAGGCCGATAGGGCCACGCTGATTGGCTTCCCAGACCCACCACTTGAACGCCTCAAGGTCTTCCACATTCTCGGGAACCTTGACGGTTACCGGGTCACCGGCAATCGCGTAGTTGAAAACCTTCAAGGGTCTCTCCTCCCCTAACGCAAAGGGGCCACCTCCGGAAATCCGGAAGTGACCCCACGCGGTATTTGGTTGTCAGGCGCTGAGCATGTGCACAAGCTCAGCCACGAAGATGAACAGCGCCACCAGCCAGCAGAAGCCGACCACGCACCATCCCACCTTGATTCGTCGCTCCATCAGTCATCACCCCCGAAAATGCCCGGACCGGTCTTCGAAGGGGCGCTGGGGAGTCGAATGCCAACCAGCGCCATGCCCTTAGCCGTGCGGGTGCGAGTGATACCCCGCTCCTCCATGGCCCCATAGAACGCGCGCCGGGTCCAACGCTCCTTGGCGGGCAGGTTCTCCGCCTCACACCAGTCAAGGTACGAGTTGAAGGCTTCCGACCCATCCATACGGGCGGAGTCATCGGCAACCAGTGTGCCCGGGAAGAACCCCGCCAGCGCGTCACTGGTCTCCTTGTACTCCCTGGTGGCAGCGCTGATGCTGGAAGGGTCCTTAAGCCCCTCAGTGAACCACTGAACAGCCCCACGGACAGCCCACGCGGCAATCCCCTTGGCCTCAGCCTCAAGCTTCTTGTCAAGGCTGTAGTCCCGCTCATGCGGAGCGAAGTACCGGGTAAACGGAATCATCTTGACCCGTCGCCAAAGCCCCTCATCCTGCCCACGGAACTTCGGCTTATGGTTCGTCGCCAGCATCAGCAGGAACGACGGCTTGAACTCGAAGAACTCTTGCCTCAAGAACCGGGCGGCAATCATGTCCTTGCCCGTGACGCGCTTCAGCACAGCTTCGCTCATGGGCTTCCCGGACTCACCCTCAGACGCCATCACCAGGCGGCTTCCGCGAAGCGCCGCAATGTCGTTGGGGATGCCGCCGTTGGCCTTCTCTTCGAACGTGGCAAAGGGCGTGGTCTTCGAAATGGTGCGGAAGACGGATGACAGGGTGTCGGTCAGGACCGACTTGCCGTTAGCCCCCTTCCCCCAGAACACGGCGAAACACTGCTCATCCGTGTAGCCGGTTATGCCGTAGCCCACCAGGCGCTGAATGTACGGGATCAGGTCAGCGTTGTCCGGGAAAATCTCAGTGATGAACTGTTCCCAGCGCGGGCACTTCGCCATGGGGTCGTATTCGATGTCAAGGCAGTAGGTCAGCATGTCCCCCTTGTCATGGGGGCGAAGCTTCCCAGTCCGAAGGTTCACGGTGCCGTTGCGGAAGCTCAGAAGGTCCGGCCGGTTATCGAAGTCGGACGCTTCCACGTAGACAGTCGGGACGCTGCGAAGCTCAGTCATCAGGTCATTGATGCGTGTGGTCATTGTGAACCCCCGCGCTTCCTTGACCTTGCCAGCCAGCACCAGGGCAGCGCCCATGCGGTGAATCTCCTGACGGACCTTGACCTCAGAGCGCGCCCACGTACGGCCGTTCCAGACGTAGAAGCCCAGACCAGGCGCGTACTTGATCCTGCCATCGGACCAGGCCACCAGCGCATGCGCATTCATGGCGTCCGTGTCGCCGTACCGCTCAAGGAGACCAGCCAGGATGCGGGCAGCCTCATTGCCCTGGTCCCGACTGACGATGTCCGCCCCGGTCGCTTCGCTCAACTCTTCGCTGACAGCTTCCCGTTGGGCATCTTCAGCCTTCGCTACCGGCTTCGCTGCCTTAACGGCCTTGTGCATCCACAGCGCGAAGGTTGCCGGGTCGGCTTCTCGCCATTCCGTGAGGTCCGTCTTTGGCCCCATCTCAGGAATGGGCAGCGCGTAGACCGGAATGCCGTACGGCTTGAGACCATCGGCAAGGCGCTGGTTGAACGCCTGCCCGGCAGCGTCGACATCACCGCACGCGATGACCTGTGAGCCCTTGAGCCCTTCGGCCAACTCAGCCAGAAGGTCAGGGTTACCCACCAGGGCAGCGCCACGGACCATCACCACGTCATAGCCCACAGAGACGGCTGTGAGGCCATCCCCGGGCCCCTCAGTGACCAAGGTGACCCCATAGCCGCCCTGACCCTTGAACACGCCGTACAGGGACCAGCGGAAGCCTTCCGGGTTGCGAAGGCCAATCCAGCGCCCCGGGCACTCCCCCGTGATGTCTCGCCCCTGCAACCCGCGCGGCATACCGGCGAAGTCACACAGCGGCACAGTCACACGCGGGAACGCCTTGAAGGAACGCGACAGGTACGGGAACGGGTCACGCACGTCCGGCCCGTCATAGCCGATACCCAGTTCATAGGCCGTGTCAGCGTCCATGCCGAAGCGGTCAGCAAGGTAGTCCCGGGCACGCTCCTGCCAGTCCCCCTCTTCGGGTAGCCGGTCACGCGCGTCATCCACGTAGCCAGCAAGGGCGGCAGTCTGCGCCACACCCACGATGGCAGGCTTTTCCTTGGGGACCGTATCCCCTTCCCCCTCAGCGTTGAACAGGTCCGGCCAACTGAGCCCAGCGGCCTTTATGACGTCTTCCGTCTTGCAGCCCACCCTGCACGTCAGCCGGACCTTGTTGTCATCCCCACGCCAGATACGTAGCGACGGGTCAGAGTCTCCGTGCGACGGGCACAGCGCGATGTAGCCCCCGTCTTCGTGCCCACTCGCCAACTCGAAATGATCCAGCAACTCAACGAACAGCACTGGTTCCGCCTTTCAGTTGTCTTCGGGTTGGTGTGAGTGAGTCGAATGCCAGCCCTAGAACGGGTAGCCCGTACCGGCGGCTAGCTCAGGGTCAGGACCGAAGGTCAGCGACCACTCAGCAAGCGTCTTCGCGCCCTTGCTCAGATTGCATGGCGCACACGCCGGGACGATGTTGGATTCAACGTCAGCCCCTCCCTTGCTCAGGGGCGTGACGTGGTCAAGGTGTGTCGCGTGCGCCCCGCAATAGGCGCAGGCATAGCGCCAGCGGGACAGGATGGCCGTGCGGCTGTATGCCACATGTTCCACCCCGTAAGACTCCGCCCGGCGCTTGTGCGTGATCTCATGGCGCTTGTCAGGGCTCAGCCGGGCGTAGTAGCCCTTGATGTGCTGGCGCTGCTTATTGCGGCGGCATGAGGCACAGGCACTAGAAGGCTTCTTGGCCTTCCCGGCTAGGAATGAATCAGCGGCCTTTCGCCGCCCGCATAGTCGACAGACTTTCACCAGACCCCCAATGCGAAGCCAAGAAACCAGCCCAGAGCAAAGCCCAGCGGCTGAATGAGAATGCAGACGAACAGTTGAAGCGGCTTAGGCATGGACCCACCTGACGTCAGCGCCACGCGTAACAGCCACGAAGAGCGCGTCAGCGTAGCGGGGCCAGTCCTTGCGGTTCTCCGCGCCGGGGGCCAGCCATACGGTCTCCCCTTTGGGCGCTAGGCGCACGTCCCCGATGGCAGGGGCGGAGTCAGCGGAGATGACCACCAGCCACCTACGGATTTCCGGAAGTGGCATCAACGAAGTTGGCGGCCACCAGGCGGACATGTTCCGTGGTGATCCACTGAGCGGCGCCGGTCTTGCGCTTCACAAAGCCCGACTCAACGCCCGTAGGCTGCACCTTGAGGACCGGCACCAGGACCAGCCCCACGCCTTCCACCTGAGCCTGTTTGGCAGTGGCCTCAATGACCACAGCGTCAGCCATCCGGACCCGGTTTCCGTTCCGTGCCGAATAGGCCACCAGGTCCCCGGGGTGAAGTTCATTACCGGCATAGTCCGTGACAACGCCACGCTTAGACATGTTGTTACCTCCTAACGCCACAAGCCCGGCACCCGGCAGCGTCAGCCACCAGGTACCGGGCAAAGGGGTTAGGCGCGCTCCCAACCCTTCCCTTCGTTGCTAAGGAGGAAAGACCACTGAGCACCGACGTAGCCACGCGCGGGGGCGTTGGTCTTGAAATGCTCATCCGAAACAGACATGACCGTCAGCACGTCACCACGACTCACGCTGGCGAACTCAAGGCCACTACGCAGGATGCGGATTCGGTCGCCGGACTTCAGCGGACCAACCCCCTCGGCAGCGTCAGCGGACTCAAGGGCAGCAAGCACGCGGCCAGCTATCCGAAGGTGGGCGTCTCGAACGGGCGTTGGAGCGTTCTCCCATCGGGCGTACGAAGCCCCGGTATAGATGGCCCTTGCCACCACCTCACGACGGGACAGAATCGGGGACAGCTCAGCCGCCTTGACCAGGCTCACGGTCTCGTCAGCCTTACGGATCAGCCAGCGGTCAGCGCCGTGGGTCGGGTGCGGTCCGCTGATGATCGTTGCAGGCATGGCCATGCCGTTGAACTTGACCTTCTGCTCAGCCTCGAACATGCGCTCTCTCCCTTTTGGGGCACCCTGCCCCCCACTGACTCAAGCCCGGTAGCCACCTCCGGAAATCCGGAAGTGCCCACCGGGCAAAGGGTCAGCTCAGGAACTCAGGCGCATCATCGTCCAGCGCATCGTCAAGGGTGACGGTCTCATCCTCGTAGATGTTGATGATCTGGACCGGCCCCGTGGTGTCCAGCTTCCGGGCCTCAACGTTCCGACCCTTACCGGTCGACTTCACGCCGGGCAGATGGCCAACGGACTTCCGGGCAAGGTCGACGCCGGGCGCGATCACCACAGCAGACACGAACTCACCAGGCTGGACAGCGTCAGTGCGGACAATCTCGTAGATCATGGGTGTTCTCTCCTAGGAGTATTCGGCGTCGCCGATCGGTTCGTCATCAATCTGGAAGCGCCTACGGCGTTCATGCAGAACGGCCTGCCGGGCTTCCGGGTGGAACACCCACAGGGGCGCGCGAACTATTTCGTCCGGCGCCCCTGCAAGTGCCCTAGCCCAGTTGTGGGGCTCAGATTCGTCTAGCTTCGCCACTGGTTACCGCTCTTCGCCGATGGCGTCCTGGTAGGAACCAAGAACCGTCATGACCGGAACCTTGTACTTGACCAGCTCATCGTCATCGTTGGTGAACTCTCGGTGTTCGATCTCAAGCCGAACCAGGGCTTCCCCGTCAACGTCGTCAAGCGCGTCCTTGACATCGTGAACGGTCTCCGCGAACTGCCACGCGGTACCGATCCAACGACCCATGCCCAATTCGTAGCCCAGACCGGCCAGCCGGAAGGAAACCACGACGTTCGGACCCGGGGCCTTGCCAGCGCGGCTCTTGGCCTTGCGCTCCTTGAGAGTGCCGGTGCAGCCGCACGGCTCACCACAGTCATCCGTCATGAGGCTTCGCACACCGTCGCACTCATGGATGGGGAGACCGTTCGGGCCCCACATCATGAACTTGCCTTCGATGGCGTCAGCGCCACTCAGGACGATCTCAACCGAGTCAGACTCCGTCAGGATCTCGAAGTTGTGTTCCTTCTCGGGGAACTTGAGCGTGGGGCTTCCGCCCATCAGCTCAGCAATCCCCTTGGCCGTGTCCTCTCCGGCTGCCAGTACGCGCCACTTCCCCAGACTCTTCGGCTTGCGGTTCACCTGCATGCCGGTCCGGAACTGAAAGGCGTACTCCGGGCGGGCAAACTTGGCCTCTCGCTCCTCGCGCTCCGGGTCATCGAAAATGCTCTTGTCCATGCGGCTGGTCTCCCCTACTTCGAATGTCTGCGAATTTGGTTCGGGGGAAGGGGCAGGGTCACCACGTCTAACCGGTCTCGATTCACCGTGCGTGGGCTATTCCGTCCGCCCCTCCCCCCTTCGAAGCGGGTCTAGGGGGTCGAATGCCCGCCCCGTTTCCCGCGTTGTTTCGCCTTACAAACGGGGTCTAGTGGGTCGAATGCCAGGCAGCGGGAAGGGGCCCAAACGCAGAAAAGCCCCCGGCATCCCGTGAGGGAAACCAGGGGCTTTCAGGGGTGCTACTTCTTGGCTTCGGCAGCCCACTCCCCCAGCGCCGCAGACTCGACAGCGCCAGAAACAAAGAGCCTGTAGCCGTTGGCCCTGCGGAGGTTGCTGACGCGTCCCTGTGCATCTGCCCGGCGCCAGTACGGGCCCAGGTACTCAGTCTCCCGATGCCCGCCGGGAAACTCCCACACCACTACCGCGCGCCATGCGTGAGAAGGCGCCTTAGACATCTTCCGTGCCATGAGCTACCCCCGTCGCTCTGTTCCTGTGGTGGTGTGCTTGCTGCCCGCCAGCGGCTTACCCAGTGCCTTCCGCTGGCCCGCGCGCTCCCAGTCAACCGTCTCGCGAAGGTGCAGGAACCAGGCGAAGGCAGAGCGCATCTCCGGCGCGTAGACAGGGATCAGAGACCAACTGTCGGGGGTGATGTGAAGCACCACAGCGCCATCAAACGACGGCATGGGCTCTTCGTTCCCGTCCGGGTCAATGATCTTGTCAGCGTTGGCGTAGGCACTCATCTGCAACGCCACGGAAGGCCAAACGCTCTTGCTGGTCTTCCAGTCGGCAATCACGTCCACCCACACGGCATGTCCGCTGTCGTTGTCAGGGTCCAGCGTCCACGTGCCGTCATCGTTGAGAACCACCCTGAGCCGTAGCCACGCGTCAAACGACCCGGCGTACTGGTAGGTGTCGGACCAGGCCACATCTTCAGCGCGCACAAGGACCGGCTTGACCGTGTCCATGAACTCACGGAAGTTGGCCCGGTAGGGCTCAAGGTCTGGATGCTGGCGCCGGATCTGCTGACCGCGCATCATGCGCTCAAACAGGTCATGCGCCTTGCTGCCGATCTTGCTCCGGTCGTTGGTGTATCGCCATGCAGCGCCAGCAACCCACTTCTTCGCGCCTGCCCGGTCACGGTCAACCATGCGCTGTAGGTAGTCGATGGAGTCAAGCGCCAGATCCGCTGCCATGTTGGCATTCCAGCGCTGTAGGAACTTCTTTGGAAGCATGTCCACAACTGCGGTCACGCTGGGGTATCGGTTCGCCGGATCGGTCACCTTGAAGTAGACCCGGGAACCCCCCTTCTCGTCGTTCTCAACCTTCGCCACTGTCCACCCTTCATTGTCGTCAAGGTGGGTCTAGTGAGTCGAAGGCCCGATGTAGGAATGTAGGAACTGAAGCGGCTTCGGGAATCGCTATAGAAACCCTTATGGATTATGGGAAGTGGTGCAGAAACTACACTTCTACATTTTGCCTGGTCAGGGGTGGTGCGCTGTGGATCAGGCGTTCCGCCCCCTACATCGGCGCTGTACGGCCCTGTGAGGGCACAGCAAAGCCCCGCCCGACCACGGGGGCCAGACGGGGCTAGGGGGCGCTCAGGCGGTCGCTCAGGGCTTGTGTGAGGCTTCCGCCCAGTCAGCCCACTGCGTCAGTTGGTCAGCCAACATCCTTGCGTCAGCCGGGCTAAGCGCTGCCGTGTACGGCCGGTCATAGTCTGCGCCGTCCAGACCGATGGCGCTGACCTCAACTCCCAGCTTGCCGCTCACGTTGCTTGGCTTCGCCGTTGTGAGTCGGATACGGCGACTTTGCTTACGCCCCACTGTTTCCCTCCCTAGTAGAAATCCTTGCTCCGGCCAGTAGCCGCCCCGTTGAGTGCTCCGTGCTGCCGCACGTGACTTGCCCCGGGTCACAGATGAACTGACCGCCGGGCAGCGTGCATGCCGGGTTGGTGTGGAACATCTCCCGTGTGTCCGGGTCCAGTTTCATGAAGCGACCCGGGCGTATGTGTCGGCACCGATGGCACAGGGTGGGTGCTTCGTCCTCTTCCGATCGCTGGTCCATAACGTTCCCCCCTAGGGAGTCGAATGCCACATACGGATTTCCGGGTGTGCCTGGACAAGAAAGGCCCGGGGTTCTGGGGGAACCACCGGGCCTTCCTGCCTGTGCGTCTTACAGTGTGGCCGTAATCATGGCCTTGAGCGCCTTGTTGACCTGTTCAAGCTGAGCACGGGCGGCTTCCTTGACCTCTTCGCTGGCGCTCTCGAAGTCTTCCGGCTTCGCCTTCTTGAAGTCGCTCAGGATCTTCTTGACTACAGCGGCAACCCGCTCATCCGGCGTGCTGGTGTCCTCAGCAACTTCCTCTTCGTCTTCCCCTTCGCCTTCGCCTTCCCCGCCCTCAGCGCCCTTACGCTTAGCCGCCTCAAGCTCAGCCGCTTCCTTCTTGGCCTGGTACTCAAGGCGCTTCTTTTCCGTGACGCCCATGGTGGACGTGCCGTAGACGTTGGCCACCCACTCAGAAGCCTTCTCGTCTTCCGGCTTCCCCTCAAGCACACTCGCCATCAGGGCGCGACGCTCAGCGGCAATCTCCGTGTCTTCGTCCAGCGACCGAAGCCACTCAGCACGCACGTCCGTACGCTGGTCCTGAACCGAACGGGCCAGCCGCTTGAGCGCCTGCCTGTTGTCGAAGTTGTCTTCGAAGCCCTCACCGGCCAGCCGGAGCATTGCACCAGAAGCCTTCTTGGACGGGTCCATGTCCCCCAGAATGTCAGGCGCGCCAGTCGTGTTGGGAATCCTGGTCCACATGTCGAAGACCACAGCGGCAACATCCTTGGCAACCATGCTGGCCTTGAGGTGCATTCGGACACCTTCGGCCAGCTTCTCAGCGCCCAGGCTGGCAAGCTCCTTTGTGCCTTCGTACTGATCCCACGTCTTCGGGGCAACGGTGCCCTCAGTGACCTTCTTGACCTCAGCCTTCGGCTTCTCCTGGGCCGTGGAAGCCGCTGTGAAAGCGTCCCGCTTCGCCTTCTTGGCCTTGATGCTGTCCTTGCCGCTCAGGGAGGAGATGAGCGCTTCGGTCTCGTCGTTCAGCTCCTTGAGGGCATCCACGTTGTCAGCCTCAGCCAGCGACTTAGCGCGCTCAATGTTGGCGTCAATCTGCTCAAGCACGGCCTTGCCCTGGTCCGTGTTGACATCGTTCTTCGTTGCGGCCTTCTCGGCCATGGTCTCTCCCGAGTGGTCTTCGTTGGCGCTGACAGAAGGAACACTAGCAGACTCCGGGGTGTCCGCGTCTGCCACTTCCGGAAATCCGTAGGTGGGGGTGGCAGCCGCCATGCGCTCTTCAACCTCAGCCATCTTCACGGCTTCGTCCATGCGCTCCAGCTCGGCTTCTGCCGCCTTCTCACAGGTCTTGCACAGCTTCCGGCCACCAGCCTTGCGGGCAGTCTCAAGTACGTCAACCAGGTAGTTGAACGACTCGCCATCAGCGAAGCGGTACCGGGTCAGACTGCCGCAAGCGTTCTGGCTGTAGTCGCTGACGTGGTCACCCATGTCCTTGCCGCCGCCGGTGGTGCGGACGGTCAGCCCACCAATGTGGTTGCTGGTCCGGTTGTACTTGATGGTGTAAGACATGAGCCCCGCCCCTTTGTCGCTGCCTTGGCCTTGCACTGAGGACACTACGGGTAGGCGGGGGCCGTGTCCAGTACCCCCACCTACGGATTTCCGGAAACGCAAAAAGCCCCCCAGCATCCCGTCAGGGACACCAGGGGGCTTCTCTCAGCGCTGCCGCACCAGGGCATCAACCGCCGTATGGAAGTCGAAGATGCGTCCGGCGTTGATCAGCGTCTCATCCGCCGGAAAGTCGTTCAGTTCGTTCTCACTCGCGTGGGCATCCGTGGACATCAGGTCAGGGCGCTTGATGCGCACCAGGATGAACCCAGCAGCGCGAAGGGTCTCAGCTTCGTTCCGGTACCGGCAGTCAGTGACCACAACAGGGACGTTCCATCGGTCGGCAGCCTTGACCTTGCCCATGAGTACACGAAGCCAGAAGTCTTCATCCAACTCACGGACCGTCTGACCCATGCGCTGTAGCACGCGGCGCACTTCCGGGTGGTGATCCTTTGCGTAATCCCACCCAACGTCAGCAACCAGCGACTCAAGCCGGACAGTGACGCCATAGCCGGTGGGGATAAACGGGTTAACTTGCAGCGCCATCCGCTTGAGAGGGTCAGCGAATGCGAGGCGCGTAAAGTCCCAGTTATGGACCAGCCGCATTCCGGCCGTGTCCTTGCCGCTTCGAGCCTTGCCGATAAGGGCAATATTCCGGTAGCTCACTCAGTCTCTCCGTCCAGTGCGAAACACCTTCGAGAGAGAGTGAGTGAGTCGAACGCCTACGCCCCTAGGAACGCCTTACAGGCATCTAGAAGAGCGTCAGCCGGGAAGCCCGGGATATAGCGGGCAGCCAGCGGAATAGCCACCACTGCCACGGCGTAGAGCTTCCGCCGATTTGCGACGAACCAGGACGCTGCCCGACTCGCCTTGTCTAGCCACCCAATGTCAGGGGCGCTGTGATCGCCCATAGAGTCACCTCCGGAAATCCGTATGCACAGAGCGTCACGGCCGGCCGTACCGTCCGTGATCATTGCAGGTCAGCGGGTCAGGAATGGAACGGCTACGCCTACCAGTCCCCCGAAGGTCGCTGCCACCCCGGACGCACGCCACACACGCTGCTCTAGCGACGTGACACGCTGCGTCAGGGCCTCTAGCTCCTCCCTGGTGTCGTCAAGCGCTAGGCGCTCATCCAGGCGGATTACAGCGTCAGAAAGCCGCCGTAGTTCGTCGTAGATTTCCCGCCCGGACACCCAGGCACCCCCGTTTTCAGGCGTAGCCATCAGATCCCCTTACGGCTTGACGTTGAATCCACGCTTAGCGCCTAGGCGCGTCAGCGACGTGGTGCCCGGGATGCCGTCAGCGTCCTTACCGCTGTACCCCAAAGCCTTCTGCCACTTCTGGTAAGCGGCAATGGTGGTGGTGCCGTAGGAGCCATCCCCGGCGTACTTCGCAGCTAGGTAGCCCTCAGCCTTAAGCGCCGCCTCAACCACCTTCACGCCAGCCGCGTAGGTCTGGTGCCCCTGAGCGGCCTTCGGGTCATTCTTGGCAGCCCGGATCAGCTCAGAAAGGTCAACGGTCGGCTTCGGCTTCGGCTTTGCAGGCACCTTCGGGGCTTCCTTGGCGTACGCCGGGTCAGCGGACTTGATGCCCTCAGCGAACTTCGGGTAGCCATAGCCGTAGGTGTAGCCATCCCGCCGGGCACGCTTCTTGAGGTAGACCCCGTCACCCTCAGCGCCACCGTTGGTGTTCGTGTTGCCCTCAACGGTGTAAATCCAGTCTGCGTCATAGTCGTAGACCAGACCCGTATGCGAGCCGCCGCCGGAACCGAAGAAGACCTGAGCACCAACAGCGGGATACTCGCTGAATCGGCCAGCCTTCTTGTACCAGGCAACAGCCGTGGCGCATCCAGCGGTCTTCGGGTACAGGGCAGCCGCCCCCGCCTTGTCCGCACACCAGGCGACGAACACAGCGCAATATGGGTAGTCGTAGCCGCCCCGGTCGTAGCCGGGAATGCTGCCGTACCACTTGTTGTACTTCGAGTCGTTGACCCAGTGGCCACCCGACCTTGCCTCACGGGTGCCAACTTCGCCCTTCGCGACGCTGAGCACGTTTGCCGCAGATGCGGTCATGTGAACCCCTTCAAAGTAGACAGTCCCCCAGTGGTATCTAGGGAGTGGAAAGCCCCCGGGGCATAGCCGTCGGGGGCAGTCACATACGGATTTTCGGAGGTGGCATTACAGGGACGAGAAGCACCCGTTAAAGCCCACCCACGACGGAAGGTCGAACGGCTGGCTGATGCCGTACAGGCGGAGGATTCCGTTGGTCTGGATGTCCAGCTTGAGCGTGATGCGCGTGGAGTTCGCGTCACTGCATGGCACGACGATGGTGCGCAGAGATGCTGGCCGGGCAACTGTCGGCAGGGCCGAAGTGTTCAGGTCAAAGTACGAAGGGAAATAGTTGAAGTCCGGCCACGTCGTCCGGCTGATCCCGCCGCGAAACATGATGGTATCTTCGCCGTACATATTCACCACGCGGTACTGAAAGGTGCCCTGAGCGTTGCCGTTGTTGGTCCAGCCGGAAGCCAGCGGAACCGACTTCCACGAATTCGTGCCGTACCCGAAGGCCACCCACGCGGTACCGTCGTACACGTCCAGTCGGCCCATGTCCTTGATCCAGGTAACCATTCCGGCAACGGGCTTCTTGATGGTGGCGCCCCGGACAATGGCCGAAGAGAAGGTCATCACAACCTTGGGGGTCAGCCCCTCAACGATGCCCTGCCCTAGCGTCTGCGCGTTCGGCTTATCGGTCAGTGTCGGGTAGGTAACGCCCTGCCCATAGGAGTCAGTCAGTGGCATGGGTGGTCTCCTTAGTCAATGCGGTAGCGAACGCCGTTGACGCTGCACCAGGTTGTGACGCCGGAAGGCGGAACGATCACGCATTCACCGGCAGTCCGAAAGTCAATCTTTGTGGGCACGCCACCAGCGGCGGCAGTAACGGAGCGCTGAGACAGGGGCCGTGCAGCAGCGGGCATGGTGAAGAACTGACCCCCATTCGGGGGGCTACCGGACGTGGTCCATGACATGCCCCCGCACCACTCAATGAAGACGCTGCCATGGTCGACAATCCGGCGGTATTGCACAGTGCCGTTGGTGTTGCCGTTGTTCGTGAATCCGCTGACCAGGCTGACGGAGACCCACTGAGGCGTAGGCGTGACCGTTTGCAGCCTGCCGACACAGACCCATCCGCCAGCCGTCTTGATGATCTCCACTGAGTCCCCAACCGTAGGGATCAGGTAGCCGGTCAGAAGGCGCACGCTCGGGTAGCTATCCCCTGCCCGGGTAACATCCACGGTCCCATCAGAGTTGACCGTGCTGACCGTGGCCATAAGGGCAGCATTCTCAATGGCGCCAGAGCGCTTGACCGCATCAACGGACGCGCTGAGGAGTGAGTCAATGCCTGCCATCAGGAGCTATCCGCCTTTCCACTCACGGTGTTGATGGTGAATCCGCCCCCGGAAACGCTGAGAGGGATTGAGAAGGAATGCACCACGTGAATCTCAGGCAGTGCGGCAGCCCCGTAGTTCACGCGGATACGGTCGCCAGCGTCCAGAGCGGCATTAGGGACCGTTTCCAGGGTCACCGTGCGGTTGGGTGCCCGATACTTCGCTAGGAGCGCGTTAGCTGTCGCCTGAGCCTGCCCCGTGCTGGTCACCAGGGAGGAGCTGTAAGCCTTCGATACCTTGCCGTACGGCCCCCCGTAGTACAGCGGGTCGGACGTGGCCGTGATGGTGGCCGTTGCCCTGACGGCAGGCTTGTTGTCAGCGCTGTTTTCCCCCGTGACCACTACGCGGTTATAGACGCCATCTGAGGTCAGTTCCATGTTGGCGCTGACCATGACGCCGTAGTCCCCCGTGGAAACGTCCCAGACGGGTGTCACAGCCACGTTCAGGGGGTCGGGGATGTCCACCAGCCGGAAGGTCCCGGCAGCGTCGCAGAACAGCTCACAGCCCACGGAGTCAGCGACTTCCCGCATAGCCGTCCACTTGTCCGTGTTCGCGTCCCACGTCTTCGTAGCAAGCGCCGTGACAGCGCCATTGGTCGACGCGTTCACGAAGGAAGCACCAGGGATGGTGTCCGGGATGTGGAAGGCCAGGAAGGCGGCAGCGTTGGCGTAGGGCTTCGTGCTGGTGGCGGAATCCCACAGCGCACGCTTGAGCAAGATCTCAAGCCCGCTGGCCGTGATACTCAGGGGTCCCGTGTGGATGTTCCCGCTGACGCTGGTGATGACGAAGGTTCCGGCGGGCACGCGCTCAGCCGACCCATCTAGGTACTGAATTCCGGTCTCAACGTAAAGGCGCTGGCCGTAGACAGCGAACTTGTCTGTGGCGTTCACCGGGAACTGTGCGGGATCAGCAATGGACAGGGACAGTGACCGCCGAACGTCACTACCCCTGTCCACGCTTACGGAGCCATCCGAAAAGGCAATGCCCTCAGCAACAATGCTGCCGTTGTAGAGAACATTGATCTTGGTGGAAAGCCCGTGATCCGTTGTCAGTGCCGGAGGCCACTTCGAGCTAACCGACTGCATTTCACCCCTCAGTCAGGACCGAAGTCCACGTCTCGTGAGCGTTGAACAGGTCTTCCCACGTCGTGTAGGCGGGGTTGTCGAGAATGTCTTGCCACGTGTTCGCGGCGCTCCCCTGTAGGCCACCATCCGGCCGGTCAACCTCAGTGATTGCCAGCGTCCAACGCCAGCCGTCTTCACGGGCGTCAGGAGACAGCGGCTCAACGTCGATATCACCAACGGAGACATACAGGTTGCCGTCAATGCCGTAGCCGGGCATGACCTGAACCAGGGCAGGGGTACCGGCGTCCAGGAGCGAGTCAAACAGCGCGTTGCCTTCCGGGTCCCAGATGAGAACCGTGATGCTGGACGTGCGCCCGGCACGCGCCCCCGAGATGTGAATGGGGTTCTTCCTGCCGACGATGTCATAGCGTGCGCTACGCGCTGCCCGAGACCACTTCAGCGGGGCTTCCATCATGACCGTGGTGTTCAACGCTGGCACACCAGGCGACTTGAACCAGGCGTAATCACCATCAGCCAGAACTGGCGCGCTCACCGTCTGAGTCAGAAGACGTGCGCCCTTCGTGGCACCCGTGCTACTGGACCACTGGACCGAATACCAGACCCGGGACCCTAGCGGCGCTTCGTAGTCCTCAACAACAATGGTCGAATACGGGTTAGGCGCAAGGTCCCACGTACGGCCGTAGCCACGCATGGAAGCCGCCTTACCGGACTCATCCATTCGCCGAATGGTGACGTTGGAGTTGCTTGAGCCAACCGCCGGAACAAAATTGACGGTCAGCGTTACACACCCGTCTTCATTGCTGGTCTCCAGCGTGTATTCCGAAGTGGCTTGCACCAGGCTGACGTTGTCGACAAACCAGCAGTCAACTAGCGGGTTGCCAGAGTTGACCTCAAATCCAACCTTCGCGTACGCGGCGCCTACCGGGCACGTGCGCGTCTCGGTGTTGATCTGCGCGTACCAGTCGGCAGCCTGTTCCGTGGAATAGAACTGATCCGGGTTGTCCGCTAGATACAGGATGCCCGCAGCGTCGTACCAGTCAATCCGCGTGCGAACTGAGCTGATGACCTTCTGTGCCGCATCCGTGCTGTGCCGGTACAGAACAGCGGAAACCTGGTACGTGGTCCCGGGCGTAACGGGAACCAGTCGGTCAAGGCTGGCCGTAACCGTACCCGGCGCATCCGGGGTCACCTTCAAGGCGAAGAGTCCGTCAGTGATGCCGCTAGTGACCTGGTAGAGCGAAGACGTGCCGTTGTCCAGCGTCCATGCAGGCAAGACGCCCTCAGTGCTGTACTCCGCGTAGCTCAGAAGGTTGTTGGCCAGATTCGGGGACACGTAGAACTGGGCATCTTCAAGTACAAAGGTCTGCCCGGCAGCCGTGGCCATTGGCCGGATGAACACCTTGCACTGCGCGGCATTCACACCCGTGGGCGCTAGTGCCGTGACACCCACCCAGGTGCTTGTATTCGCAGCGACCACATAGGGAGTCTGAGTGACCGTCCCGACCTGGTTCGATCCTGCGTCATACCAGCGGAACTCACACAGCCAAGTAGTAGCAGATGGCGAACGCACCAGGGCATAGCTGGTGTATTCCTTGCCGGGCGTAATGGCAATGAAGCTATTGGTCCGAATCTCTTGCGTTCCGGCGGCGGCGCTGGTGACCTCAAGGGCGTAGTACCCGAGACCAGCGGACAGATTCCAGTTGCCCCGCGCCATAGTGCCGGAATCAACCTTCCAGCCGGACGTGTCCTGTTCGATAGACGCCGTGTTGTACCCGTAGACATTGTTCGACCGAACCTGGGCAGCGCCGAAGTAGACATCATCCGTATTCACATACTCGGCAGCGGCAAGGCCAGACACCGAAAGGGTGATGGTGCAGGAAAGGGCACCCACGGGAGCCGTACCGACCACAACCGGGTGGTTGTAGTAGAACCAGCCGGGAGCCGCGCCAGTCAGCGTCAGAGTGCTCACACTGACCCCCAGGGACGTGCCCCCAGAAGTCGCGTTGTACCACGTGACAGTAAGGGTGGCCACCTGTCCGGCCGTGGTCGTGTTGCGCCGAATCGGGGACCGGACCACGTATTCAAGGCCAGCCGTAACGCCGGTAACCCGTGGCGTGGTGCCAGTGATCGAACCAGCAGCCGTTGCCGTGAAGCGGAGCGAGTAGCTACCACTGATGAACTGGCCGGTGGCAACGCTCAGCGTGGTATTACTGCCCGCCGTCCAGTTGTGGGTGTAGTTCTCGAACGTACTGGTATCAGCGGCGAGAAGGTTAGGGTTCCCGTAAGACATTCATTTCCCCTTGAGAAGAGGCAGGGTAGGCACCCCCGGAAATCCGTAGGTGCCTACCCCGCTAACTACGCCCCTTCGGATTCGGGGCCACGCGGATCAACGCCGTTGTCTGCGCCGATAGTCGGGACCTCGGCGCTCCCCGTGCTGGAGTCCGGCGGGTAGCCGACCACCACAGTCCCAGTCTCCGTTTCAGTTACTTCCGTGACCGGAGTCTGCACGGTCTCGCCATCGTCCGGCATTTACAACGTCCTTCCTAGGGAAGCCGGACCAGTCAGCCCGGACTTGATACGTTCGTCAGCGCGCTGGTCCACGTACGCCTCAAAGGACCCACCGTCAGTCACTAGGACCAGGCGGGTACCGTCGGCGATACCGCCAGCCGTGTTGCCCTCAGCGCCCCGGGCTGCCAGCGTCGACAGAATCGACCACTGACCGGCCGTGAACACAGGCTCGGGCTTGCCGGACTCATTCACGCTGAGCGTGGCACCGGGCTGTAGCCAGCCACCAGAGTCATAACCGCCGGAACGGTCATACGCGGCAGGCAGCGAACCGTAACGGCTCATGGCGTAGCGCATAGAGCTGTAGACGTTGGCTAGCGGGTCCCAAACGCCCTTCCCCCGGAGCTTCCCGGCGTAGGCATTGAACGTGGGGTCAATCACCTGCATGAGCCCCTTGGAAGGGGTCCCGTTCTTGGCGTTGATATCCCAGTTGTTGATTGCGCGGGGATTGCCGCCACTTTCCTGATTCATGCGCCGCAGCACCGTATTCAGGAGATTGGAAGGCTGCCCCAGCATGTTCAGCGCCTTGAGTACCACTGGCTTCCACTGGGCAACGCCAGCGCCAGCCTTGTAGTTGACATTGGGAATGAGCTTCTTGTCAGCGGTCTTCGAGTATCCGAAGATGCTGTCAATGACCTTGTTGGGGATGCCCTTGATGGACTTACCCCACCCAGTGTCAAGGCCCGGGATGCGCGACAGGAGCGGGTTGACCACGTGGTTGACACCGGCACGCGCCGAAGCCTCAAGGGTGTCCTTGAGCCACGAAGCGCCCTTCTTGATGGTGTCCCATGTCGCTGAGCCAGCGCCGCCAACGGTGTTCTTCGTCCAATTCCACGCGTCACCCACCAGGCCACCAATCGAGTAGCCGGGTAGTTGGCCGTGCTTCCGCATGTACTCAAGCGGACCTAGGCCGATTCGCTGCGTAGCTTCCTTGGGGATGACGTACTCACCAGCGTGAACGACGCCAGCCGGGGTGTACTTGCCACCAGCGCCCGTGTAGCCGCCGGTAGCGAATCCCTTCGGGTGGAACTCAGACAACTTCGGAGCGCCAAAGGCGCCAGCCACCTTGTTCCAGACGCCAACGATTCCACGGTTATACACCGTGTCGATTACGAAGCCGATAGGCTTTTTGGCAATGCCTTCCAGCTTCCCCCACGCCGTACCAATCGCATTCTTCGCTGCCTCGAAGCCCTTGCCCACCAAGCTGACGCCCTTCTTCATGGCATCAAATGCAGGCTTGAGGGCATGGTTCCAAAGCCACTGGGCCTTGTCGGCAATGAAATTGAACGGCGGCCGGATGCCGTTGTTCCAAAGCCACTTGGCAGCGTCGGCAACAGCGTGTAGGCCAGCCTTGAAGTAACCGAACTGGGGCTTCACTCCGTTGTTCCAGAGCCACAGCGCCTTGTCCGCGATCCAGCCGAAGACCGGCCGGATGCCGTTATCCCATAGCCACTTAGCAGCGGAACCCACAGCGCTCATGGCGTTCTTGATGGCTGCAAACCCCGGCTTGATTCCGAACGTCCAAAGCCAAATGGCCTTGTCCGCGATCCAGCTAAAAACGGGACTCAGGACATTGGTCCATAGCCACTGACCGACGGCAGCCAGGATCTTGAACGCTGCGACAATCGGCAGGATGGCCAGCGTGACAAGTGCCGTGAACAGGATTCGCGCCGCGTTCCCAATGAAGCTGAACACCGGGGAGAGAACCGTGTTCCACAGCCACGAAGCCGCAGCACCGACCGCCGAGATTGCCACCTTGACGCCGTTGAACGCTCCCTGAACGATGCTCCGGAAAGTCTCCGACTTGTTGTAGGCAACGACGATGGCAGCCACCAGGGCAGCAATCGCGATGACAACCAGCGCAATGGGGTTCAGGCTCATGACCGCGTTGAGTAGCGCCTGAGCACCAGCAAAGCCATTCGTAATGGCTGTGCCAATGATCATGGCGCCCCGGTACACGGCGAAGACGCCGGTAACCAGCCCCATGCCGATTGCCTGAGCGTTCAGCGCCAGCGTCACGCCACCAATGGCGACACCCAGCGGGATCAGCCACGGGGCAGCACCACGAAGGAAGCCGAAGACGCTCTGAGCGATCCCCCACGCGCCCTTGAGCGCCGGAACGAAGTAGGCGTTAACCGCGTGCCCAACACCGCTGAGCGCCGGAACCACGTACTTCCCCAGTACGTCAACTAGCCCCTGTTGCAGTCGACGCGTGAACACCTCAAGCTCATGGGACGGTCCACTTCGCAGAGACTTACCCATCTTGTCGGCAGCGCCACCCACCTTGCCCACAGCGGCAGTTGCCTTGCTGGGGTCCATGGCAAAGAGCGCCTTGCCTAGGTCTTCCGCCTGAGTACCGAAAAGCGCCGTAGCGGCTGCCGATTGCTTGACGGGGTCTTCCATCCCCCGAAGCTTGTCTAGCGTGAGGTCAAGGGCGCCAGCGGCAGAGCTACCACCCTTGGCAATCTTCTTGGCCATGTCGTCAGCATTCAGACCCAGAGCCTTGAAGCCCTCAGCCGTGGTATCGCTGCCGTCAATGGCCCGGATGCCGAATTCCTTCATCGCGTCAGCGGCAAGGTCCGCGTCCCGCGCGCCACCCTTGATGCCTTGCTGAATCAGCCCCAGAGCCTGAGTGCCGTCTAGCCCCAGCTTGCGGAACTGAGTGCCATACTCATTGAAGGTGTCGAGCAAATCACCAGCCTTATCAGCGCCGCCCTGAAAGCCCTTCGTCAGAACGTCGAATGCCTCAGTGCTGTTCTTCACCAGGCCCGTACGGATCATCTGGCTTACAGCGTTGGTGACCCCGCCTAGATCCTGATCAAAGGTGTTGGCAAGGTCACTGGCCTTCGTGGCAATGCTCTGAAGTTGCTTGTTGGTCGCGCCGGGCGGGGCAATGCCGGACTGCATGACAGCCTTGATGGCCTCAGCGGCACTCTCGAAGGACTCAGACACGCCGTTGGTGTAGAGACTTCCGGCCACCTTGCCGTACTTAGCAGCATCCTTGCCGGACGCGCCTAGCTGAGCCTGTAGCTTGCTCTTGATGTTGGCCTGGTCAATCGCGTCAGTGAGACCCTTTGCGATGACCGCACCGGCCGCCACGGCAGCTACAGCGGCACCAGCCTTTAGCTTGTCCCTGAGCCCTCCCCCGGCGGCTTCGCCAGCGTCCGAACCAGCGTCACCCGCTGGCCCAACTATCTGTTCCCGTAGCTGACGCGCGAAGCCCTGAATTTCAGGAACAATCGACACGTAGGCAACGGCAATCTCAGGCGCGTTCGCCATGAGTTACCCCCTTCGTGTGCGCTCCCTGAATGCCAACAGGGCAGCCGCCGTGATCTTCGCCTTCTTGGGGTCATCCGCACCGGGACGCGGGTAGGGCCGTGGCGGCTTGCTCTGCTCATGACGGGGCACGTCCTTGTTGGCGATTGCCCATGTCGTGTGCATCGTTGAATCCACCAGGTCAGCCAGCAGGTAGTCAGTCGTTGACCACAGCGGCTTGCCCTTGTTGATTGCCTGCCTGGTGGCCGAATCGGGGGGCAGACCCCAAATCAGAACGGCCATCTTCCGGGGGCTGATCTTCCGTCGCCAAAGGTCGAGAAGGTCAATCCCCCGGAAGGCTAGGTCAGCCTCTATCGCGTCCCCGTGTTCCCGGATCAGCGCAAGAAGGCTTAGGAGTTTCCCGCACCCACCGACTTACCGGCCACCTCAAAGAACTTGCCCAGATCTGCAACCTTGCGGTTCGAAGCGCGGAACGTCTTGTACTGGTCATCACCAAGAAGCGCCTTGAGCGCGTGCGTCAGTCGCTGGTCATCAATGGCCTCAAGCACGTCAAGGTCCCAGTCCTCAGCGGGAGAAACCTGGTAGGTGTCGCCATTGAACTCAACAGCAGTGGTCTCGCCGGTTGCATCGTTCTTCGTAGCCATGTCGCGTGTCTCCTCAAGGGTGGTGGTGGGTGGAATAGAGCGGGACCAGGCCCCACCCAGAAGCCTGGTCCCGCTGGTATGTCACTTCCGGAAATCCGGAGGTGGTCTATTAGCTAGCCGCGTTGGCCGTGTCGTTGTCGTAGTCGACGTAGAGCACGTCATCCGAAGACGGGTAAATGGTGATGGTCAGCTCAAACGCCTGTAGGTCCGCCTCAGATAGCGTGACTTCACCAACGGCCGTGACCTCACCCTGTGGGATGTGTCGACGCCGGGTAATGTCCCCGTCCATCAGCTCAAGGACAAAGGAGCGCTTGTCAGACTTCGGAATCTTCACGGTGCGCGTGTTGGTGCCCGCTGCCGTGGCCACGGTGGAACCAGGGTTGACCAGACCGAACACGGTTAGGTTGTCCTCAAGGCACGTCACCGTGATAGAGCGCTTGTGCTTGCTCCGCTTCGTGCGGATCAGCTTGCCGCCCCACGCGTAGAAGTCCGAAGAGTCTTCATCTCGGGACTCAGACGCGCCATCCTCACTCAGGAGACCAACGGCCTTCCATGCGGGAACGGTCGACATGCCGTCATCAAGGGCAGCGGGCAGAGCCGTAGCGACCGGGGCCGTCCACAGGTCTGCGCCCTCCCATAGGCGGGGGTTTGCAGTGTTGCCGCTCATGCGGTCTCCAATTCCGTTCCCCTGGTGGAGAACTCAACAGCGAATGAGTAACGGGGCTGGCCGGACGCACTGTCAGGCAGCCACATGGGGCCGGACACTTCGGCCACGGCATAAACGGTCGTGTCACCACGCTTGCCAGCCATTGCCAGCACGTACGCGCGCACGCTTGCGCACAGGGCTTCTGCGCCCTCTTCGCTGTCAGACCAGCACTCAACGTCGATACGGGGCCGGTCAAGAATCAGGTTCCGCCGGATGCCGCCTAGGCGCTGAACGCGCACGAACTCAGTCGGTCGGGGGTTAGGTACCCGGGACACGGCAGTCACGTCCGGCAACACGCTCCGGAGATACTGAATGGTGACCAGGACAGCGTCAGGAAAGACGACTACGGGCTTAGTCAACGGGATCAGCCGCCGCATCAAGGGCTAGCAGGAGATTCCGCCTGGTGCCCTCAGCCGTGGCCCCATCTTCGTAGCCAGCGATCACAGCGGCACGCGCACGGTTCGGCCCAGGCTGAGTGTCAACCTTCGTCTGAACCCCCGCGCTCAGAAGGGCAGCGTCAATAGCACGGGCCTTCTCCAAGACCACGCGCTGAGCACCTTCGGAAGTGGTCAGGGAGCGGATGAAATCGAAGTTGTACCGGATACGTGCGCCGCTCATCCACTCACCCTCTTCAATCGAGCCTCAACGTGGTGCAGCCGTCCGCGAAGACGGAACCGGCCAACTTCCCCGTCAACGGCCAGCGTCAGCCCATCCCACTCAACGCGGTCAGTCGGCAGCGCTGGGAAGTCACGGCCCTTCTGCGTCATCAGCCGCCATCCGGTGATGACCGATGGCCGGTCCCCGACTGCCTCACTGGACGAATCCGGCTGGACCATCAGCCCCGGGTAGGGCGTGCGCGTGGCGCTGGCCCAGTCCCGTTCGCTGGTGGTGTTGCCGTACTTGTCAACCTTGAGCGGAGCGCGAACCAGGGTCACGGTCTCGCCGTAGAGCATGCTCATAGGACACGCCCCACAGCGAAGGTCCGGCGGTAGCGCCCGAGTAGGTCACGGTCCGCCTGTGACAGCGAAGCGCCGATGGTCTCAGCCGCGTACGTGACGCTGACCGCTCCAACGGTTTCCTGCCGTAGGTCATTGGGGTTGCTCAGAACGCGCTGTGCGGCTGTCAGAGCGACTGCCACGACATCCCCGGGCACTGATGCGTACCCGTGCGTGAAAGTCACTGAGAAGGGCACTGGGGCCCACAGCGGCACCAGCAGTCGTTCAGTCTCGTCGTCCCAGCGGTAGTCAACAATGGCGCCATCAAGCGTCACAGCATCGACAGAGACAACGGGCCGAAGCGGCAGCCGGATCACACCTTCAACGGGCGTGCGTCGCAAGGTGGTTGTCCGGCGTACGAACTGGTTTCTAGCTTGCTTGCGGACGATCGCTGAGACCTGGTCCAGCACGGTTGCAGCGTTAGCCGGAAGGGTGCCCGGATCAACCTGCATGTGCGCTGCCAGATCAGCAACCGTGGCCAGCGGGGGCAGTGCCACGGGACACCCTTCCTAGTTACTTCGCGGTCTGTGCTCCGCACTCCTGACAGCGCGTCACTGAGACCTCAGAGCCATCCGGGCGGAGCGCCGTGAAGCACTCCACCCGGGGACCCTTGCAAGCCTCAGCGTGCGGCAGATCAGGAGTCACGGCCTTTGCCTTCGGGGGCAAGGCGCAACCTCCTTACGCGTTGAGAACGCCGGTCAGACGGGCAGCGCCCTTACCGCCGAAGACAGCAAGGCCCGTGTAGAACTCAAGACGCGTCCGGTAAACCGGCTTCGTGTCAAGCTCGCCTAGGTCACGGACCTGCACGCCGCCGTTGGTCAGACCGGTCACGGCCCGGTCACCCTCAGCGGAACCGAACTTCACGGCATAGATGGACGTGGCAACGCTCGAAGACCCCTGAGTCTCGGTCTGGGGGATGATGTCCGTACCGGCCGCCGTCTGGCCCATGTCCAGTAGGGCAATGCCGTTCCACGTGACAATCATCTTGCCGGTCAGGGCTTCCTTGACCAGGTCGACGCCACCGATACGCCGGGCCGCAGAACGGACCTTCGCAATGACGTTCCGGTTGGTGTACAGCGCGCCATTCGAGCCGTTGAGACCCGGGACGGCTGCAACCAGCTCATCCATCTTGTCGAAGAAAGCCTGACGGGCGGCATCGTCCGCACCGACAATCGGCATTCCGTTGGTGCCCGCAGAGATGACCTGAGCGCCGGTCAGACGCTTCTTGAGGCCATCGAAACCGTTCACGTCAACGGCCGTGTCACCGTTGATGAAGTGATCCTGAAACTTGTACGCGGCAGACTTCACCTTCATACGCGTCTGAATGGCGCGCTGATCGTTGAGGTTGCCCCGCGTCTGGACGATGAACCGGTCAACGTCAGCGTCACCACCCAGGATGACCAGCTTCTCAGACTTCGGGTTGACGGTACCGGTCGACTCGCCGTAGCCGTTGTTCACGGCACGGAACTCAACGCCAGGTAGCGTCGCCTCTTCGTTGTACGCATACGCGTTGCCCTGAATGGTCAGGAACGGAATGCGGTCAAGGACCGGCGACTCAATGACGAAGGTCTCAAGGACGCCACGCTGTAGGTCATCCTGCGAAAGCTTCGCGGCCTCAGCAAGGGTTAGGGACATAGGGGGAATCTCCTAGGGTTTATGGCACCTCCGGAAATCCGGAGGTGGTTACTTGCTGCCGTACGCCCGGCGCATCCGCTCTTCCGGCGTGGCAGGCTCAGGCTGAGTGGAAGTGGTCTTGCCCCCACCAACGTCACCCCACGGCTTGACTCCGTCGCCAGCGCCACCAGCAGCAGCCAGGTAGGGGCGCGCCTTGAGTAGGTCATCAACGGCCTTCGTGATGGCCGTGTCATCGCTGGTGTCTAGGTCCGTGGTGCTGATGAAGAGAAGCGCGTCAGCCGGGTCCTGTAGGCGCCCCTTGGCCTCAGCCTTGATGGCGGTCTCAGTTAGCTGAGTGGCGAACTCTGCGCGAATCTCGCTCTTGATGGCCTCAACGTCAGTGCCCTTTACGGCAGCGTTGGACCGACGTAGCCGGGCAACCTCATCCTTGAGGGTTCCTAGCTCCTGCTCGGCAGCCTTACGGGCGTCGCGCTCCGTCTTGAGTGCCTTCTTGCCAGCGTCGCCTAGCTGGCCTTCTCCCTTAGCGCCCTGGTCTCCCTGGTCACCTTCGGTACCGGGACCGTTGGCAGGCGCGTTGGGCGTGCCCTCACCGGGGTCACCATCCTTGGCGCCAGTGTCAGCCGGACCGGCAGGGTTGGGGTTCTCTGACATCTAGGAATCGCTCCTACGTGATATAGCCGTGCTTCTTGAGCAAGGCAATTTGAAGCTCACGGTTGCCGTGTGCTTGCTTGAGAATCTGCTCAGGCATCAGGCGGGCTTCCCTGGTCCGCTCGTAGCGGCTGCCAGCGGTCTTCTGGAAGCCATCAGCGCGAAGCGCCTTGCTGCCAATGCCGCGCCTGGTGGTCCCCTCAGCGGTGACCGTCTTGCCTGTGGTGGTGGTAGACATCCCGCGTCGCGCGTTCACTACCTGCCCCATGTCCGCACCCTGTTCAAGTGCTTCCGCCCCGGCAGTGCCGAAGCGCTTACGGCGCTCTTCGGGGGTCATTGCCTTGAACAGGTCTTCGGGGCTCTTCGCGGTTTCCCGTGAACGCCATTCAGCGTCACTCATGGGTTCCATACCGCAATCACACTTCGGATGGCGCTTGAAGCCATCGGAATAGGTGTACTGCCGACCGGCCAAGATGATGCACCTTGAGCACGCGGGCAGTTTCACCACGCGGACGTAGGACACGCACTTAGGCTCAGCGGTCATCGCGACCTGTGTAGCCGTACGCGCCGTATCGGCAATGGTGGTAGCGGCCAACATCCCCATCTGAGCCATGCCCCGTGTCAGGGCAACGTCAGCGGATAGGCCAGCCTGTAGCGCCTGAGCCGTGGTAACAGCCGGGACGTACAGGAGAGTTGCCAGCGGTCGACCATCCATAGCCAGACCCGCCAGCCTGCCAGCGTTAACCGTTGCAGCGGCTTCAACGCCTGCCCCCTGTGCCAGCATCGCGCCGGTCACGAAAGCTTGAGCGCCCTGAGCCGCTGACAGTTGGCCAGCAATCACAGCGTTGAGAATCTGCCGCCCGGTCTCACCCTGTAGGGCAGCGAAGATCCGATCAGGGGACACGTCAGACCAGAGAGCCTGTACGGCGCTCACAACGCCTGACGTGATCCCCTGCACCACTTCGTACCGGGTAGCTGCCAAAGTGGCTGACGTGGCCACACAGCCCCCTTACTGAGCGATTGCCGCCGGGTCTACCGCCGTGGTGTCATCCGGCTTCGCGCCGAACAGACCAGCGATGTTCCCGCCGACGATTGCCGCTGCCTGGTCATCCCGCATGGACTTCCAGCGCTCAATCTCTTCCGGCGTCGTGTCCGGCATGCGCTCCCACAGAGCTTCATCCGGCACGTTGATTGCCTTGTACTTCGTCAGGGCGTCTGCGTACTGAGCCTCAGAACGGAACTGAGCATCGCGCCAGACCACAGAGCCCATGGAGATTGCCTCAGCGCGGGCAGCGTCACCGGACGCAAGGGCTTCCAGCCTCATTAGTTCGCGTAGCGCCGCGCCGAAATACCGCTGCCTTTCCTGCACCTTTGCCACTAGCCCGGCTTCGGATGCAACCAGCGCGTCAGCACTGATATTGACCATCTCGCCAGTTAGGTAGCTAGGCGGGGTGCGGGTCTGGGCAGCGATGTGCCGGACGGCAGCCTCAATCACGCTGGTGTAGTTCGTCAGATCAGCGGCACTGAATTCCGCAATCTGCGCGCCCTCACGCTCAAGCCAGAGAAGCCGGTCACGCCGGAACCGGTCAATGGGCAAGTCTTCTTCGCCAATGACTTCCCCGTCTTCGTCAAGGATGTCCTTTGTCGGTCGATCCATCCCCAGCACAGCACGCGCGGGCACGGCCCGTTCATCAGCGGCGGTCATCAGGTGCGCCCACAGGGTATTGATGCTGTCCTGGAGCGGGGCAACGCTGGCAATCTCACTGGTAGGCTTCCCGCGAAGGCGGGCGCGGTTCTCAAGGGCTACCAGGGGCACCACCTTGAGCGGGTTGGGCAGTACGCCAGCGGAGACCCACCCGGTCCCGCCGAACGTGGCCGATAGCGGGTCATAGCCGTCAAGGTGTCCGACCTGCCGCACCCACAGGTAGACGGCATCCGGATAGAACAGGCTGGCCCGTTCCTGATCACCATCACGCCAGATCAGCAGACCCACGCGACGGACCCGGCGCTTACCGGGCACGTACTCAACGATGGCCTGCCGCACGTCGTGAAACGTGATCTCCGTGTTAATGCCGTCCGGCTTCCAGACGAGACCGAATGAGCGACCGGCAATCAGCGCCTCAAGGAAGGCTAGGCCGACTTCAACGTCAGCCTCATTCCGTCGCCATGCGTCCCACGCCTTTGAGTCAATCGTCCCGTCATTTAGACGGAAGGCGATAGGCACCAGGCGTTCAACGGTCGCATCCGGGACCACCTGACACCAGTTGTCAGAGAAGTCATCGAACAGCGCGCCAGTCTGGCCCCTGAATTCCGGGGACGCGAACTTGAGTGGCACGTCCCCGTTGTAGTAGTTGGACCAGACCTCAGCGGCACCAGCACGGCGCTTCAACTTGCCGTACAGCCGGTTTAGGTCATCAAGTGGCGTCAGCGCCATGCGCCCTCCCCGGGTTGGCACATACGGATTTTCGGAAGTGGCTAGGCGGATGCCGCACGGGCCTTCTTGAGGGGCCGACGCACGTAGCCATCCATGGCCATCACGGCAGCAGCAATGCCGTCAATGCGGTTGCTGGACTTCTGCCGGTCGGGCTTGACGGGGCGGAAGTTGTCATTGCCGTCCGTCAGGATCTCCACACAAGAGGCGTGCCAGCGAAGTACGGGATTCCCGCCATGCCGGATCTTGCCTTCGCGCAACAGGCGCTCAAGCTCCTTGGAACCGGGCCCCATGCCTAGGTAGGTCTGCGCAATCGGCACCAGGTCAACACCCCGGGCCTTGTGGTCAACGCGCTGCACTAGCTGACCGGCAAACATCCGGTCATAGCTGATGCGCTGGACATTCAACCGGCGGCAGTCGTCAATGATCTGACGCTCAATCGCGCCGTAATCAATCGCGTCACCTTCGGTTAGCTGAATCCAGCCTTCGCGCACCCAGAGGCGTAGCGGCACCTGTAGCTGTTGCTCAAGTTCGTCTACGCGCTCTTCGGGCAGCCAGAACCGGGCAATCAGTTCAAGGTCAACGCCGGGCTGTCGAGACTCAACGGCCATCACCCAAGCGGACATGTCCGATACAGCGGAAAGGTCAACGCCACCCCACGCCCGCCGGTAGCGGAACTTCTTGTCATCCACCACGCCAGCGTTCGCGTCCCACAGCGGCATAGGCAGCCAGCGGGTAGCGGCACGCATTCGCCGGTTAAGGCTCAGGCGGCAGAAGGTTGGGAAGTAGCTGGGGGTGGACTTCGCCTTAGCCGCTTCACGGCGCATGTACGCCAGCGATGGGCTTACACCTAGACCAGGGTTAGCCTTGTACCACGTGGCTTCGTCAAAGGGATCGTCCGATTCTTCGGCAGCCCAAATGACCCCGTAGTGACCAGGGTCATCAATGACACCCTCAGATAGGCGACGCGTATAGACATGCTTCTCGTCATAGATCGAACCCTCTTCGCCTTCATCGGCCGTGGTAATGAACACCACTAGGGGTTGATCACGCGCGCCTGTACCGGTCTCGATAGCGTCGACTAGGTCACGCTTCTTGTGAACGTGGACTTCGTCAACGATGGCCCCGGACACATTCAGGCCGTGGGCAGTCTCAGCAATCTTGGACAGCGCCCGGAAGACGCCACCAGTTCGGGGAACGCGGATGACGCCCCTCAGAACCTCAACACGGCCCTTGACGGCATTGCTAGTCAGCGCCATTCGCTTAGCGTCATCAAAGACACGCTCAGCCTGTGGCAGCGAACCGGCAGCCGCGTAGACTTCTGCGCCGTGTTCCCGGTCGGCAAGGAGGAGCGTGAGCCCAATACCTGAACTCAGCGTGCTCTTGCCGTTCTTACGCGGAACCTCAATCCAGACGGACCGGATCACGCGCACTTCCCGCTCAATCTCCGGGTCATACCACAGCCAGCCAAAGACCGGCGCGATAACCCAGACGATTTGCCACGGGGCAAGCTTGAGGGGACTTGAGCCCCATCGACCCTTCGTGTGCTTGAAAGACTCAGTGGCCTTGATGGCACGCCGGGCGGCTTCCACAGAGAAGTATGCGCCGGGCTGCATGTGCGCTTGCTGAGCCAGCACCAGGGGGCGTGACTTAGCCGCTGCCTGGATCTCTTCGGGCGAAAGTCCTAGCTCAATCAGAGCGTCATACGGGACCGGCAGCGCGTCTAGCGCCTCAGTCGAAAACGTCCCCGTCATCGTCTCCCCCGTTCTCAGGCGGCTGAATGCGCCCACGGGCGGAAGGCGAAAGCCCTAGTTCTCCGATGTAGCGGGCAAGCTGTGAGCGGTACTGCCCTAGGACAGTGGTCCATCCGTTCTTCTGCATGCCGCGTTCGCCTTGCATCAGCACGCCATCCCGGGACAGCGAACGCTCACCCTGGTCAATGCGCGCGACACAGACGCAATAGTCAGTGAGGACCACCGTGTCAACAGCGCCGATTCCGGCCGTGTACTTGAGCACGGGGATAACCCGCTGCCACTCCTCAGACGCCACCTTCCGGCAGCGCGAGACACCAGCGGCAGACCCGGGGAAGACAACAGCCCAGTCAGGCTCAGACAGCTCTGCCGGGGGCGTCACGATGCCGGGGTTGACAGCGCGCTTGCCGGGGTTGCCCTCACGGATGATCTGTAGCGCTGGCTTGCTGCGCATGGGATCTGCCATGAGGCCACCTCCGCACTTTCGTATGTGGTACGTTGGTGCCCCGCATCACACAAGAGGGGGCAACGTGAGCAAGCCTGACGAATTCCTAAAGGACTACCGGGTACGCTGGACAGCGGCACTGCAAGCCGACGTGTACCACATGGGCGCAGACGAGAAGCCCGAAGATGAGCCAGCCGGGCAGCCGGTAGCACGCTTCAAGGTGCTGACTTACGCCGGGCCAGTCCAGTACGAAGTCACAGCCCTGGTGGACGGCAACCCAGAGCGCACAGAAACCATGCTGTCAGGTGAGATCCGCACGTTCCTTGATGAACGCTGGTGGGAGCGCGACTAG